AGGTGATGAGTTCTTTCAACCAATTAATAGAACTACATCACCGGGATACCCTTATATGACTGAGACCCATAAGCAAGGACATCGAGGAAAGACCAAGTGGATGGGCCGCGATGATTACGATTTTGAATCGGATGAAGCGAAGGCCCTACGACAAGACACCCTGGAGTTGATTGAGAAGTGTCGAAACAATGAGCCTTTCGAGGTGATTTGGGTCGATACTCTCAAGGACGAGAGACGAACGGAGGAGAAGGTGAGGGCAGGCAAGACCAGGGTTATTTCCAATGGCCCCATGCATTTTAACATTGCGTTTAGAATGTATTTCATGACTGCCCTCATCAACTTGAGGATTGGTCGTCTTTTTAACGGGATTGCAGTAGGCATGAATGTTTGGAGTATGGAATGGGATTTCCTAGCCAAATATTTATTGTCAAACTCTCCCCTTGTATTGGACGGCGACTTTCGACTTTTCGACGGTTCATTGATAGACAAGATAATGTGGAAGATCTTTGAGATCTTAGATGCGCAGTACAACGACGGAAATACCACGATTCGCAGGAATTTGTGGTACCATGTTGTTTATGCTGTGCGATTGTGTAGAAATCGAGTCTATCAGTGCACCCATTCGTTACCAAGCGGTTTTGTGGCAACAGCTGAGGTTAACAGCCTCTATGTGAACATTATTTTTAGGTGCGCCTATCTATTGCTAGCACGTCTTCACGGATATGCTGGTGATAGTATGGCGTCCTTTAATCAGAAAGTGAAATTGGTGGCTTATGGAGACGACAATGTCTACTCTGTGAGCCCCGATATCATTGACTGGTTTAATATGAACACTATAACTGAAGTCATGAGACAATTTGGAATGGACTACACCCCTGCCGACAAGAGTGATGATTCCCGCCCGTACAAATCGATAACTGAAGTTTCTTTCTTGAAAAGATTTTTCAGGCGAGTTGACACTGTGAATGGCATTTCGCCTATTTATATGTGTCCAGCAGACCTGGAGAGTCGCTTGGAGATGCTCAATTGGACTAAGTCTAAAGGAGTTGATTCAGGCCCGGAAGAGGCTTTGGTCATCAATGATGTACTAAAGGAATTGTCGATGCACGGATGTACCATCTACAACGAATACGCGCCCCGGATCCTAACAAGCGCGATAGAAGCAGGGATCACTGGTATTAGGGATGAAGGCCCAACCTACTACCACAAGAAAATCATCATGGGCAACGGATTACCTCGGCAGTGTGAACTTACAAGACCCATACAAAAACCCAATGTAAACAAAGGTCTACGTACTGCTACTACCGAAAGAGGCGTGAGTATTTACTCTTATACCCTAGGATCGCCTGTGGCAGCCCCACAAAATCCAAGGGAACATTGGTGCGACGCAAGGCCTGAGCTAGCCCGCGTCAAAGGAACAGCTTACTGAACAACAAAATTTTAATGCAGACCCCGACATTACCCTAACGACCTCAGCGATCACTACGGACACGATTACTTTGAGAGACGATGGAACGACCGCAGTGGACAGATATGTAACGAAAGAAGCAGATCTACCGTCCATTATGTACGATTCCATCACGGAGACGGATGATCATACGATTCAGAACTTTTTGAGTCGCATGGTTATCGTGAAGCAGGGGTCTTGGTCCTCAACCCAAGCCTCTGGTCAGACACTAGCTAATCTAACATTCCCTTCAGCTCTTTTTAGGACAGGTGCTACTAATTTTAACCAAAACGTAAACAAACTAGATGGTTTTGCTGCTATGAAGGCTAAAGTCAAAGTGCGAATTGAGGTCAATTCCCAGCCCTTTCAAGCCGGCGCATTGTTGTTGCATTACGTTCCGTATTCGGAATATATGCAATCGCATGCCAAGTGGTACACCAACACCACCACCGACTTGATTGCGGCCTCGGGATGTCCCCATGTCGTCATGAATTTGGCCAACACTACCAGCATGTCATTTACCACCCCTTACATTTCCCCGTATTTGTTCTTTAACTTACCTCAAGGCCAAGGATCATTCGGAAATGTCGTTATTTCCGTATTGTCACCCTTGTCCTCACAAGCTGCTAACTCTGTTGATTACACAATTTGGGCCGCATTTGAAGATGTCGAACTTCGATACCCAACGGATGCCCCACTAACAACTAACTTTGCTCAGGTGGGAAAAGAGATACAAAAGATGGAAACCCGAGGAACAATCTCAGGCACTGTACGCTCCATTGGTACGGCGGTGGCTGATGTATTGCCATGGGTAGGATTGGGATGGCTGTCAGAGCCAGCTCGGTTCATAACTGACGCTGGTGAAACAGTCTTGAAGATGTTAGGTTTCTCTAAACCTTCGGTGGAGGCCCCCATTACCCGAGTCAGACAGTCGCCCACACAGTATTTTCTTAATTCTGATGGTGTAGATACCTCGCACAAGCTTGGCTTGAGCGCAGCGAACGCACTTGCGACCATACCCGGGTGGGCTGGTACAGACGAGGACGAGATGAGGCTCGACTACATTTGTTCAAGACCGAATTTCTACTCTAGGTTCACGTGGAGCACTGGAACCGTAGCTGACACTTCGTTGTTCATTCAACCGAATTCTCCGCTATGGACCCAGTCACTTTCCGCCATTAGTGCAGGAAACTATGCACAAACAGTTTCCTTCCCTATGTGCGCAAAGATCGCTTCGCAGTTTGCAACCTGGCGTGGGACTATGGTCTACACTTTTCATGTAGTTAAGACCCAGTTCCATTCTGGTCGTCTTCGAGTCTCCTTCCGCCCTTTTTCTTACCCTGCTGGTGCAGTGTCTACCGACATACAGTTTGTTAATCAGCCGGGTTACGCTTACACAGATGAGATAGACCTCAGTAGTGGAACAACATTCACTTTTGAGGTCCCTTTCGTCTCTGTAAGACCATGGATGCACTGCTTTTATGATTCCAAGACCGCTTATCCTGGTGGTGACATCAGAAATAGCGCTACTGGCATTGTACAGTTATCCGTGATCAATCCCCTAGTGGCTGCTACTACCGTTAATAGTAGCGTAGACGTGTTAGTCTTTGTTTCCATGAAAGAGGCCCAGTTTGCCAGTCCTGTCAAGTCTACCTATCTTCCGTTCGGTATTCCGAACGTCGCACAGATGGGCAAGGCGAGGATTGTGCCAACCCGGTCTTCCGCGGAGACCATGGCGGACAAGAGGGATTTGTCGATGCTATCGTATTCGACCTGTATGGGCGAGAATGTAACATCTCTTCGCCAAATACTCAAACGGTACTCCTACTTAGGTAGAGTGCAGTTAAATTCCCTTGCTGCTACGGCTTCCGTACAGGGTTCCTCAGGAAATGGCTTCGTGCTGTTCCCTTGGGCTCCCGTAACACCTCAAAACGGAACAATCACCAATGCACTAGGGATTCAAACCCCGAAGTACATTAGTAACTACACAACCACTAGTGGAGCTAACTCGACTGTGATCACTCAGTACGCTGATACATACTCACAGTTTTACCCACTTTATTCATTCTTCAGAGGATCAATGAGATACAAGTTGGTCGTTGCTGTCAAAGGTGCTACTTACGATGATTCTTTACCCATTAACATCTACATTAACATTACTAACCCAGCCGTACCTGGTAATTTGGTTCCGAATATGGGCAGGACTCCCGCCGCTTCGGCTGGCGCGAGCACTAACCTTGGCACTGGTCCAATGCAGATCTTATTTGACGTACCCGTCGTTACCTCGTCGGGCACTAAAGTAGGGTTTGCGTACCAACCAGAGCTAGGTTCTTACAAACTTGCTATTATTCCGGGATTTGAAGGGACTATTGAGTTCGAAGTACCATTCCATTGTACAGGACACATGGCCCCCACCAATTACGGCGCATTCGATCAAACTAGCGCTCGTTCTATCTTCTTTCCTTATCCTATCGTGACAGTCATTGGCTCCACCACACCTAGTGGCGCAGCAGTGCTTGCCGGCTCCAGCTTGGATCTTTACCGAGCTGTGGGCGACGATTTTTCCTTCGGCGGTCTTATTGGGTCACCACAGCATGCGTTGTGGCAATCCACCATCGACCCCATTTAGACCTTCTACGCACCGCGTAGTAAGCCATCTATTCTATTTCTTTCTCCACCTGTCGCAAAGCAATTCAGGTGCAGGCGTCTTCTGACGTTTATCTAGCAATCTCGTAAACCCGAGGACCGGAGCGCAAGCAGTCGGTTAAGCATATCACATTTTACGTAAAGTGGTGCTTTGGTCAAGGCGATTTTGTTTCTTTCTTTTAAAGATCCTTCTGATCTTTAAATTTCTTCTAATTGGTT